CCTACCCTTACGAACTTCGCTTTAATTTCATCTACGATATTGAAGATGTGCTCTATCTTTGTTTCTAGCATCGTTAACCGCTTATCCAGATCGTTTATCTCCGATACGAGTTCTTTCCTTATGGCATCTTCTCGAGCTTGCATATCTGAGATAACCTTATCGTATCGAGCCCGGAGATCCTCTTCCTTCTTATCTTGCTTCGATTCTCTGGAATCTGCTCTCTTCTGGAGTTCCTTATTCTGCATGTATAAGAACATACCGAATGCAATATGAGCTCCTCCGTTTAATAGAAGATTGATAAGCTCTTGTTCCATTACAGGCTCCAGGCAACAATTCCGGAAGCGATCGCTCCTCCGATTGTCTTTAAGTGTTCGAAGGTAAGTAGATCTCTATGGGTATCCATAAAAAGAGGCTCGCAGCAGATAGCGATCGGGCTTCCTATTCCTCGTATCGTATACCATGCATTCTTAGTCCAATCATCGGAGGAGGCCTTCTTGGGTAGGCATCGACTTAACCCCGGAAGAGAAGCCTCTCGCATCTTATCGCATATTGAACCCGCTAGAGTAGAACCTTTCTCGCTTCCCATATGAAAGAAGGAAGAGTAATCTCCCCCACCGCTATTTAAATGGAGAGCGAGATATACCTGCTTCTCTCCTTTGAATCTTTTTGAATACTCGTTCACTCTTTTATGTCTATCTGGATAGAATCCATCTGCAATGGGTAGAACCTTAACCCCATGCTCTAAGAGCTTCTCCTCTATCATCAGAGATAGATAACCTGTATAGATCGCTTCCATACCATTACCGAAAGCAGGGCAAGGCATAACCTCCGCTCCTCTATCCTCTGGCTTATTTGGTTTTCCACTGTGTTGTCTATCTATGAATACTATCATAATGCTACTATACCTCTGAAAATAGAGAAAGATGGGAAAGTATTACTCTCTAATCGTTACTAGAGGATTATCTTCGATATGGAGTACGTATCTCCATCGATTATCACTCCAAGATTTCGCTACGATCTGGCACTTATGATTTGAGAATCCGACTTTCTCCGAAGAGATAGAAACAATATCTCCGAGATCCAGATATCCATACTTTGGAGCTGCAGAGATCTCGATAGCGTAGTTCCCTAGAGCATGGGCTCTAATCTTATCTCTCGCTATTCTTATCGCAGTCTGTAGATCATAAACGAAGGGAGCCTCTATAACCTTCTCTCGAAGTCCGTAGCGAGTATAGGATATATAAGCGAGGGGATCTCTATACTTAAGAGGTTCATCTTCTTTAAGTAAAGGATCTATAATTACCTTAGATCGGTAAGCATCGCTCTGGCCTGCATAAGAGAACCGGATAGTAATCTTATTTATAATCTCACTCTCTAGCGGAGTAAGTGGGCTTATAATCTCTAGCTCTCCGCTCTCTATTAGATGATGAGAAGCGATAATCTCTTGGGAGTATGTATAGAGATTAAGAGCAGCTTGTATTCCCTTCCCTCCATTTACTACCATAATAGGAAGGAGGCTCCATATATTACTCTGGATCCATTCGAGAGCGTTAACTTCTATATCGTTAACATACCCTCCGAACTTGTATCGATTGAGTATAGGAGAGAGGCCCTTCCACGATGAAAAATCAAAGAATAACTCCGATTTCTCCAGTACATAAAGGGAAAGATCTACCGCTCTCTCTATAGGCCCGCTTCCATCTATACTAGGAAATCCTCCTCCGGATTGGCCCCATGAGGCATAATAAGAGAAGGATAACTCCGGACTCGATACTTGGAAGTTATCAAATTGTAGATTAGTTCCCTCTGGAGAGCCTACTCCGGTAATATAGAAGGGTACGTAAGAATGAACGAACCCCTTAGAATCTATCTCGATCTCTACTGGATTCGTAAATGAGCCTCCCTTGCCATCGAATATTTGTATATTTGATCCTGTAGTAGGCCTTACTACCTCATGATATGCTACTTGGAAGTATTGCGTTAATAAGGTGGGAGTTCCTCCGGCCTGGTATGCAGGAGTAACATGCAGATCTGTATCGAAAGAGATACTCCCTGCCTCCTCTCTCGCGCTTATTCCTAGAGTACCGAATACGAAAGGAACTACCTTACCTTTACTTTGAGTAATGATACCTATAGAGTAGTTATCTTCGATTATAACGTGTTGCTCTCCTAAGAGCTTCACTACTCGAATATTAACAGAGTTCTCTATCGTAAAGGATACAGTACCCTTCGGAGAGGATGGATCTCCGAAGATAGCATCCAGTACTCTACCCTTAAAGATGCCTATCTTATCTTGCTGAGTAAAAGAAGTTTTCCCCTCTTTTATAATCACCATCGAGAGTTCGCATAGAGCATCGTTTAAAGTTCTTCCCTTAAGGAACTCCGATACCCAATCTACATTCTCAAAGATGAGCTCCATCGAGATTGTATTGGCTTCGAGATCTACTCCGAGGAGATCGCTCTGGAGATTAACCGGAGGATCGGAGAGAGCCCCTCTATAGGGAATAACTGTATTCTCTGATAAATCAGATATATCGATAGGTACTGTAGAGAATCGATATATCGCTCCATAATATGAGATATCTAAGAGGAAGCAAACATCTCCCTCCTCTATCTGTGATCTCTTGATTGTATCCATTATTCAATCTCCTCGAGATTAACAGTAGCTACTCGGAACATCTCCGATACTCGCTCCTCTCCGATAACACTCTCTACGGATACCTCTCCAGTAGTACGGGCTAGCATATGCTCTTCTCGATGGTTAAGCAATACTTGATCTCCTGCAGGATCCTTCGGAATGGAAGGAAGATATACAAGAGGTTCTTTATTACTCAAGTATCGAAAGATTCCATTCATAAGATATGGATCTCCATAGTTCGCTACTGGTTGAGCTCCTGCAGTGTTAGATACTTTCCAGTAGTCCGGATTGAGATCATATAATCGAGTAGTATCGATAGGCTCTGTCCAAGCGATCGAAGCGGTTCTCCTTCCGTTACTCATCTTCCGAGCAAAGAACATTCCATCGAGGCTCTCCTGGGCTTGGATATTGGGATTGAAGGAGATAGTTCTTCCTCTTTGATACTGAGGAGCGGGGAAGGCTACGGAGCCCATAAGAAGAGATCCTATCTGGAAGTATCCCTCTAGAGTAGTCTGTACTGGAATATCTATCGAGAGAGCATACTGCCCAAGATTAACTCCATCGAGTCTATTCTTAAGGAAGGTAATCTTATCCGGGATAAGTTTAATATTTCCGGAAGCAGGAATAGAAGATGGATTCGTTAAGCTTGTATCATATTGGATTACGGCCTGCTTAACTGTGGCATCTGTACTCCAGATCCCCTCGCTATTCATTCGAATCTTAACGATCTTTGTAGTTTCTCCGCTCGTTAACTCTGCTCTCCATCCGATAGCCTCTCCATATTGGAGTAAAAATTCTTTTGTACTATCGTTCGAGATTAAAGTATTCCCCTTCTTAATAAACTTACCTTGGAACCCTTCGGAAGTATCTACCGCTGCAAGAGTTACCCAGGAGGATCCGTTCCAAGATTGAAGATTAAAATTACGGAAGTTTATATTAGAGAGATGCACTCCTAACATATCCGATAACCCGAGGCTCTTCTCTGTAGCCTGTACTATTGGATCGATAAAGAGAGGGATCTTCTGCAATGTAGTTGCGTTCTTACTTCTCCAAGTAACTCGAGGAGATAAAGATACTCCATGAAATATATTTTCTATTGCATAATCGTATCGAGGAGAGATCTTATATTCATCCTCTCCGCGAGCGGGGCTATCCTTTGCGGTTATTGCTAGCCCTTGATCTATGTATTGATACTCTCCGAGAGGAGGATACTCCGCTCCTCGTAGATTAAAATCATATAGGCCCGCTTCTTCTCCAGTTGTAATCGATACTTCCTGCCAATGAGATCGATAAGTAGTTACTCCAGAGAAGGCCTTATGGCCCCACTCGATAGTATTACCCAATCCAGTACCGCTAAGAGTTATCCCGCTAATCGTTTGGAGAGTCCACTTCTTAGCCTGTGCTCCGTTCGCAGTTCTGTAATATATATTAGCGTTGGTATCTGTCCAAGCGATTACAATCTCTGTGGATTCTGTCATATCGTGAGATATTGTAGCCTTAACTCCTCCGGTATCTCTTACAACGATAGAAGAGGTAGAGAATCTTAGGAGTAGCTCCGCGCTATTGGTTGCTCCGTTATCCTGTTTAATCGAGATAGCGATAAAATCGCTCGAAGTACTTGTATTCTGGTCTACTTGTAGCCTTAATCGGATAACTTGACCTTCTGCAAAGTAGTTACCGGAATGAGCATAGATATAATTTCTTGTATTTCCAGAGGTTTCTATCTTGAGGCCTTCACCATCTAGAACTTGTGTACCCGCTCCGGTGGTTGTGTATTGGCTACTCGTAGCAGGTAGCATAACCGGAAGATAAGTGCTCTCCCACATAAGATACTGATATCGAGAAGGAGCCTCCGATCTGGGAGGATAAGAGAAAGAAGAGTACCCGGAGAGATTAAGACTCCATACACTGTTCGTATTATGGCCTATTATTTTCGCTCTGCCTTCTTGCACACACGAGGAGAGGGCCTTAAGTCTATCACTGTTCGAACCGTAATCTAGGATAACTGCATCCGCAGAAGTAGAACCGCTAGCATATTCCCAAGTAACTCCGAAATCTTCCGAATAGTATCCGAGTAGCTTTCCATTATTGTAAACTTGAGCGATAACCCATACTCTTCCATCCTTATAGAATGTAGTTACATTCCCATTGGAGAGTTGATTAGAGGATAATAAAGCGAAGTCTACCCCACTAGTATCTATCTCGTACTCGTTAGAGGTTCTCCAGTAAGAAGCAGAGGCTCGGATTCCTGGATTAGGAATCTTTGTAAACTTTAACTCATCAGCTGCGGAGATATAAGCAATCCCGATAGATCCATCTGGGAGAGCGATCGGGCTAGGTTGATGAAAGTACCCATCCGAAGAGGGAGAGATTCCATCGATTAGATTAAAAGTAGTACCCCCATCTCGAGATACGTACTGTGCTAAGCGATTTCGAACTGTAGATAAGGCCTCTACAAAGAGTACTACAGTATTATCTACTGTTACTAATCTCATCTTCTTTGGTTCATAATTTGCAGAGCTTATCGATTGAGATAGGCCTCGAGGAGAGATCTCTTTCCAGTTATCCCCATTATCGATACTACGGTGTACCTTTATATTTACTGCGTTCTCGGTTGTATATTGGAAGTAGGCTACTAAGAGGCTCCCATCTTGTAATCGAGTAATACAAGGATGACCAGTAGAGGAAGGAGTAGAAGCAGGGATAATCGATACAAAGGTTTTAATCAGATCAATACTACCGTTCTTCTCTTGCCTTCTTAGAGAGATTGTATATCTCCCACTGGAATCTAAGATCTCCGATATTACCCAGATAGTCCCCTCGAGGCTAGAAGTGCAATCAGAATTAAAGTAAGAACCTACCGCAGTACTCGAAGAGTATCTCCAGTATCCACTCTCTGTTAGGATATGGGCTGCATCTTGCCCCAGATCTACGGAATCTTCTCCGCTCCATTTAAAGAGAGCATCTCCAGGGAGGCCTCCTTGTATGGTTTCTACCTTGATCTCTTCACCTTGAGAGCCAATAGAAGAGAGTGTCAGGTTCACTCCTTGAGATTGGGCTTCCGGTACTCCTGCTCTCGAATTACCTTGAGTAAAGGAGGCTTCTGCAGTCCATAGATTATCCTTAGATATGGAGATACTCGGGATAAGGAATCCTCTTAAATAGTCCGGTGTAATATTGGCCATGATTAATATCCTCTTATTCCTACTGGTTGAGCTTTCGAGATTCCTAGATCCTTAGCGAACCTTCCAAAGTGCTTAAACGGTTGTATTACTACGGTATTGGTAGAAGAGGAGCCTCCCTGCTGAAGATTTCTAACTCCTTGCTCTCCTCCTAATCTGCGTACTGTAGATCTATCCAAAATTGCCTCTCCTCGCAATACTCGAGCGGTAGCCTCATCCGGGGCCATTCCCCCCATATGGAAAGCGGGCATCTGTTGACTCATTACTACACCCGCTTGTGCCACTCCGGTAGCGATTGCTAATCCAGATTGGATCGCATTAAATGGTACTGGTAATTTCTGAGCTGCTACGATTGCTTCTGCGGTTCCCATCGCTACTTCGGCAAGGGCCATTCCCTTCTCGAATCTAAATAGGGCTCGGAGTTGTTTCTGCTTCTGTTCGTATGCAGATCTCTCGATTTCTCCCATCTGGGCTAGTTGCTCTTGCTTCTCTTTCTGGGCTTCTACATCGATCTTATGGCTATTGATTCTAGCATCCGCTAAGGCTGCGAGAGCATCTCCAAGCTCGAAAGTAGCATCTAGATTAGCTCGGGCTCCTTCCTTTCTCTTTTCTTGGAGCTTCTCTTCATTTTCTATAAGTTCATCGTTAAGATCTTCCTCTGCTTCTCTTCGAAGGGCTATAGCTGCGAGTTCTGCTTCTGCTTCTCTTCCGGTTGCTAGTCCCAGATCTTCTATCGCTTTAATCTGCTCTTCTACTCTCTCTCTCTGTGCTAATCTTTTCTTCCCTTCATCATCGAGGAAGGCCATAGCCATAGCCTTATCCATCTTCTCTTCGAGAGATTTCCCCCTTAGAAGATCATCAGCAAGAGAGAAGGCTTCTTTTAAGGCTTCGTTATTTAGTTCTTCTGCGGTTAAGGCTCTCTCTGCGGCTACTGCTCTTCTCTCTGTATTATCTGCTGCCTCTTCCGTAGCATCTGCTAACTCTTTCTCGAGAGTTACCATCTCCATAGCGGTATCTTTGGCTACTTCTTGCATCTTCTCAATTGCTTTAACGGCTTTCTCTTCTTGGGCTTTCTGCGCTTGGAGTTGATCTTGTATATGTAATAAAGCTACTTGTTC